GTCCTGCGGAGGATGTGCGCGCCTTATGTGCGACAACACCATCAGCGGGTGCCGTTAGCCGTGTGCCTGTGGGCAAGGCAACGTCCACGCCGTGGTGAAAAGTTCTTTTCCCTGTGATGGGGTGTTTCTTCCGCCACCCGTAGGGGGACCGGGTGTTGATTGTGTAACCGGAAGGCCAGGGGTTATGAAGTTTCATCAGTTGCTCCTCCCGTGAAAGTTGAAGACGAAAACGTGACGCCCCCAAAACACATCAACGGTAAGGTGCCTGAACCTCTGAAGCAAAACACCCCACTGTCTTGTACCGCCCACCTGAGGATGGTAGTGGATGTAGTGGACTCTCCCGAACCCGAGGTTTAGGTGCCGGTCTTTTCTGCCTGTTCCGAGGTTAGCTATTTTCATTAGTGACCTCTACCCAGTCACCAGCTTGCTCATCCCAAACATGTACACCCTCAGCAGGGTAGGCGATAGGTGCCACCCATTGACAGGTGGTCTCATCGAGTACCCAGGAAGCGTGGGGGGTTGGCGGGATGAAAGCGTCACGGGCTTCATCGTACGAATACCCGATGCCCGCGTAGTTGAACCGGAGCGCTTTAGTCTGGTCTTCGCTTGGCTCCCCATTGGTGTAGTGGATACCGCCGGAAGTGTTGTAAGAAGTTTGCTTGACCGTGAAACCCTCGGGAGCGTAATAGGTTTCCCAGCCGTCAATACCTGTTACAACATCATCGCGTCCCACAAACACCATCGTGACCGTGTTGTCAGAATTGAGTACCGCGTAGTGAGCCATAACCTTATCCAATCGTCACTGTGTCAGTAGGGCCAGCAGCCGTTACCGTATAAACCGTGTTAGCGCCTACCACCGCTGAAGTCTGTGTGACACCGCCAGAAAAGGTTACGGTTGCGCCAGTTTTTGCCGAAAAAATTACTATGCCTGAGCCACCGGCAAGCCCTGCAGTGTGTGTCGAATTTGCACCGCCACCACCTCCGCTTCCTGTGTTTGCCGAACCGGTTGTGCCGTTTAGGTTGTTTCGACCACCCCGGCCACCACCACCCGCGCCACCATCCCCCTCTGTCCCAGCAGTTGTAGAGTTTGTGCCACCTCCACCACCGCCAGCGCGAGTAACGCTGGAGCCCGTAATTGTTGAGGCTAAGCCAGCACCGCCAGCGCCAGCGTCTTCAGATGCCGCACCGCCCTGCCCGGCCGCGGAAGCACCGCCGCCACCGGAAGCGCCAAACCCCGAAGCGCCACCCGTTGCCCCACCCAAAAACCCCTGCCCAACAAATCTGCCGCCCGCCCCGCCAATAATATCTTTACCGCCGCCACCGCCAGAGCCACCCGAAAGGCCAGCTCCGTTAATAACACCGCCGCGCCCGCCACCCAGAAACCCAAAATTGCCTAACCGGGAATCAGAAGCGCTCCCGGAACTCGGCCCACCCCCACCAACAAGAATCGGCAAAACCGAACCCGACAAAACCAAAAAGGTTGCAGCCAAATACCCGCCAGCACCACCGCCACCACCAGCAGTATTGCCGCCAGCGCCCCCGCCACCAACGCCAACAAAATCGACTGAAATAGTTTTTGGGCCAGCAGAAATAGTATTCCGTTTTTGGTAGTCGCTAATCGAAGTACTAACCATACTTGTTACAGCCACAACAACCCCTAAACTGTTACTTCAGCACCGAAAGCATTGATAGACAAAGCGTCAGCATCCCCAGCGCTCACCGTCATCACATCAGTAGCCAACATCGTGATACCCAAAGTCAAAGTCGTCGAATCGTTCGCGGCAACCGGCACATCATAAGCAATGTAATGCTGGTTCGAAATCGCGTCACCATCCACACGAATCGCCAAACGAAAAGTCGTAGCACTCGCAGTCCGGTTAGCGATGATAACCGTGCTGACAACCGTTTCAGTCGAGGCAGGACAGGTGTAAAGGTCCGTCAGCGAAGTCGTAGTGAGGTCAAGCTGACCAAGTGATTTATATGATGTTGCCATTATTATGCTCCCATGAGTAGAAAGTTAGTTTCAAAACCTACGCTTGCCCCGCCCGCAGCGACCCATGCGCTCCCAGTGTAATACTGCAACGCATCCGTGTCCTTGAGGAAACGATGTTGGCCCTCCTGCGGTGACGCAATAGCAGAACCCGCCACAGCCTCACTCGCAAACACAGGAATCGACTGCGACATCAGAAACGTGTTCACCTGGTCGGCCGTAAGAACGTCGCCTGCGACGAACGTTTTGAATCCGGCGGGAATAGCCACAGGAAACTCCTATCAGAAAGCGAGGGCGTTAGTGTCCAGTATACCGAACACGGCGTCATCCAACACAAGGAAGTTCCAGTCAACCGACGCCACACCGACGAGCATGTCGTGCCGTGTTTGAGTGATTGTCGAATCAACCCGGATGACTTGCCCATATTGCAGGATGGGGTCGCCGATACGGTTCGGGGTGAACTTGACGAGGATGACATCTCCCAACTCCAACGCCAACACTTCTGCCTTGTTCGAGACGCTCAGAGTGTCTAGGTTGAAAATCAGCCCGTCGATACGATACTCAGGTTGACCAAACTTGCGAACCGTGAAATCTGCGATGTTATCAAGTTGTGCCGTGGTAGACAACAACGTTTCCAAGTCTTCCGATACCACACCAAACAAAGTCCGGGATGTCTGATTCACGGCGGTCACGGTGCCCGCATCCGATGTCACCGTTACCGTGTTCACAAGCAACTCTGTGCCGAAGTTTACGTTCACCCGGTCATAAGGGACACCCGACCCATCATCCGCGAACGTAGTCAACGAATCGGATGTAGGTGTGAAGTCAGCCCTCGACCGGAAAGTCAACGTCGAATCCTTAGCGATGAACAGCGCACCCTGCTCCGACCGGGAAACCTTCTGCAAATAATCTAAGGCGTTACCCTCGAACACGTCAGCACCCAACACAGAGGAACCCTCATCAATGCTGACACCGTTAGGCCACGACACAGACGCCATATCCAACACAGCCTGAACACGTTCCCCCGACGTTTGCACGGTCGCCGTCCCCGCGGTAAGGAGTTGCCGGGCAAGAAATGTTAAGTCATCGGAGGCAACAATCTCTGCAAGGCTTTGCCCCTCCGGTGTGTAAGCGAGGTTCCAGTCGTCAATGACGCCGGTGAACTGTCTCTCCCCGTCCACCGTCACACGAACCTCACGGCGAGGAATAATGTCGCCGAAGTAAGGTCCGTCTGCATATTGTGGGTCGAACGTTCTCAGCTCATTGTTCAGTTGGATTGTGAGTGACCCGGCAGAGTAACGGTCCAGGTCACGGTTCTTCCCGCGCGCCACCTGAACGTTGCGGACAAACGATGTGATGTCCTCAAACTTTGTTCCACCAAGCTCCGACGAATCCAGGACACCCTCGAAAGGGTCGTCAAGGATGAACCCACGAACAACACCTAACTCAACAACGGTCGACATTACGCCCTCGCAAACACAGGGCCAGAGGACCGTTCATAAGACCGGATAGCGTTGACCACAGCCTCGCCGAGCTGCGCACCATTCCCAGAACCCATCCCAGCATTCACGGTGATGTTGTAAGTGTTACCCACGCCACCGTTAGCACCCAACGGGATAACAGCTTCAGGGCCGGACTCACCAATCAAAGCAAACGTCGGCGCGGTAACAATGCCACCCTGAGCCATCGCGGGAATGCCGAAACGGTCCGCAAGAATCTGAGAAGCCATCGACTGTCCGGTGACCCCGGCACGGTTCTGCATAACCCCGACCATGGCGTCATCAAACATTGTGGAAAACTCGGACCCGACAGATTGAATACCGCGACGCCCAATGTCGCTAATCCCAGAAACGTCCACCTCATCGAAGGTCATCCCGTCGAAACGTGAAGGCATGTCCAACCGGCCCAAACTTATCTCCGAAGCGCTGAAGTCAATCTCCACACCGGGCAATGAGTTCGCCTTATCGATGAACCAGTTCAGCCCACGAATAGCAGAGTTTATCCAACCCTCTAAATGTTCAATCATGCCGTTGAAAGTTGTCGCCCAAGCTGTGCGCAGATTGAAAACGAAGTCTTTGAAATCTCCAGAGAAATCACCGAGAGCGAGGAGCAGCCTGCCCAAACCGAACTCTTTGAAAATCTCCATAGCCAAAGGCAACGCCACCGATAACACTTCGGCTAGCAGGTCCAACGCTGGGATGACAACATCGGTCAGCATCACACCTAGCAGTGGCAACACAAAGTCCAGAAGGGGCAAGAACATTTCTATCAGTTCCAACACAATCGGGATGATGGTTTCTAGCAGGCTCATGAACACAGGGAACGCGGCCTCGATGATGGGTGTGATTGCGTCAACAATATCCATCAGGACAGGGGCAAGCATCTCTAGCGCATCCCCGATGAACTCGCCCAAAACCCCGGTGAGGTCGGCGAACAAAGGCATGAGTACGTCAAGAAGGGCAACCAACGGTGGCAACGCTAGTTTCACAAGGTCGAGGAACACCCCAGCAATGTCCCCAATGATTGGGAAGATGGGCGACAATGATTGGAGCAGTTCCGGCAACATCCCCAACAACTCACCGATGACAGGTTCCAGTTTGGTGAACAAGTCCTCTAGCAACGGGCCTAGCGAATCAATCACAGGCATGAGGGAATCCAACAGGCGGGCCGCAATGGGGAGCAGAATGTCACCCACACCAAGCAAAGACACCTTCGCGGTCTCTAACGCCTTGTTCATTTTGAACCCGGCAGTTTCCTCTACCGCGGCAAAGGCGTCATCGAGTGCGCCAACATCGTCAGTCATGTTCGCAAAGATTTGACGGGTCGTGTCAGCGGCCGGACCCATAAGGTCAAGAACACCGGACAGCGCGCGGACGTTACCGAACACTGACGCGGTCGCCTCAATGTTCCCGTCGAAAGCGCTTGTCAAGGTTTCAAGGACAGAGAGAAGACCTTCCTCTTTGATTTGTGTCCGCAAGCCCTCCGCAGACAAACCCATCCCGGCAAGCGCCGTCTCAGCCTCCGCGGTCGGCTTTGTAAGGCTCGCCAAAATCTGACGCAACTGTGTCGAAGCTGTCGACGCATCAGTACCCGTCCGCGACATCGCCGCCATCGACGCGCCAACCTCATTGAAGCTAACACCAAGCGCCGAAGCCAAAGGCAACACTTGACCCATAGCCCCAGCGAGTTCTGCCGGTTCCAGCTTTCCTTCACGGACCGCCTCAGTAAGAACATCAACCGCCTGCGCACCATCAAGCTGTGCCGCGCCATAAGCGTTCACCGCAGACGTTGCTAGGTCGGCAATAGTCTTTGTATCACCAAGCCCAGCCGCAGCACCCTTCAGGGAAGCCTCCAGGACGGTCGTAGCGTCCGCGCCACGCAAACCCGCAGAGGTAATGAAGAACAGGGCGTCCGCGGCCTCCTGCGCCGACTTACCGAACTGTGGTCCAAGGGTCTTCGCGGCGTCCTCCAGGACACCAATCTGGTCAGCGGATACACCCACCAAACCCTGAATCTTCGCAAAGCTTGTTTCGAACTCTGACGACATCTTCAGCGCGGCAGTACCAATCCCCGCAATGGCGGCAACCGATGCTAGACCAATCTTCCCCGCAACAACACCGAAATTCTTCAGCGATGACTTGCCCTTATTGATTCCCTTCGGGTCAAACTTTGATGCAATAACAAGACGAATTGGACCGCCAGCCATGAGAGCCTCCTACACCCTGAACGTGTTGTTGTAACTTGCCATGAACTTGTTGATGATGAGACGCCCTGTTTCTATAACTTGAGGTTTCATCCCCAGGAAACTGTCGTAGGCGTAACGCCCCGCAACACCCCTGATGGGTTTCTTCTCCTGCAAAGCTTTGATGAACTGGTCGCCCTGAGTGGTCACCCGGTGAGTCATCTCGCGGGTTGTCCCACCCCTACCTGTGCGCCGTGTGTAAGGTCGTGAGACTGTCGCCCCAGGGCGTGACCTGATTCCGGCGAGTTCCGCATAGTCGAAACCGAATCCGCGCTTGCCACCCGTGACCGTAATCATGAGCAAGTTGTTGGTTTTCTTTGACCTGCCAGGCATGAATGAAACCTTAGGCTTGTTGATTGCTCGCCACTTAGTCCGGCCACGATGATTCATACCAGACAACGGTGGCGTCTTAGGGATGTCAGACTGAATCTTCGCCACAACGGGAGCCAACCCAACCATCAACCCCGTCCGCAAAGCCCGCACAGACTTATCGTCGATAGCTTTCAGCTCACGGACAACCCTGTTCAGGTCGCGTTGGTCAACGGAAATAGTCACAGGAAAAACTCCTCAAAGTCTTCCTCTATTCTACCGGCGAGACTGTCCCCGTCTTGCCTTGCCTAAAAGGTAACGCTGAATAGTGAACAACATGCGTGGCTCCAAGTTCATCAACTCGGTCGGAGACAAGCCCGTTTCACAAGCAATCGTGGCAATCAGCCAATGGGTGGAATCGTCACCGATACCGCTTATTCTTTTGGGTTAGCCGCCTGGACCGATTCGACATCGTTCAGCCATTCCTCGAAAGACTTAGCCGTCGCCTTCGTCCGATGTTCCACATGCCATGCGAGGAACATCAGGTGAGTCAGCTTTGCGTCTTTCTGCAAGCGCGACATCGAAAGGTCGAACTTGGTTTCGAACGCAACAATGTCCGCCGCGATACCGTTGACAACCTTAGGGTCGTCTCTGTCAATGTAGTGAATCTCTAGCGTGAAGTTCATGCGAGAGAGTCTACCCTATGGCTACGCTGTTCCGCGAACGACTCCTGCGGTCCCTGCGAGGTTCCAGGAAACGCTGAGTGTGGCCAAATCCCCAATCGTACTTGCGAAGGGAGAATAGGATGAACACAAGAACTCGGCCGCATAGCTGGGATTTGTGGCTGAGATTGCCCCCGAAGTGGGAAGAACAACGACGGTGGCGTTAGTGCCAAGCAAGGGGAACAGGGTGGCGTCAACTGCGCCTGCCCCGAAGTCTTGGTGGAAATCAAGCGAGATGCTTGCGTCCTTCAGCCCGCCGATGCGAGTCCGATAGCCAGACCCGCCGAAAGCTGTAACGTCCTGCTCCTCGGAAGTAATATCCAGGGTGACCGCGGCAATACTGTCGGAAAAGTCCGTGCCGTTGATTGTGATGTTGTAATCCGTGGCGACGAAGCGTGCCATCTTGTTCTCCTTAGTTAGCGATTACGGTGACAACGAAGTCTGCCGATAGGTAGGAAATGTCTCCCCCTAATGATACCGCAGAGATGTTCGTCATCGTCTCGACGCGAACATCGTATGCGTTACCACCAAGGCTT